ACCTAAAATTGCCACAAAGTGGTCAAGTTTATCGAACTTTTCCACATCTTCTTCGTGGTCTTGAAATAGTATAATATCATATAGTTCACCCACTTGGTTTCCACCAACTTTTTCACCAGGATTTGTGTAACTGTTTAGTTCCACTTTAACTTGTGATTCTTCCTCATCTTCGAGAAATGTCAATACATCAAAACTATGATTCTTGAGGTATTTTAGACTGTCCAACATTTAGATCCTTTATGTGTGTTTTTCTAATTCTACACATGATCCATGAATTATAATATGAATCACTTTCGAGTACACAATTTGTAAATTGTTCTTTTGTTTCCAGATAACCACACTCGCCTTTTGATTTGCATAGATGTAATATCTCACGTTTGAAATTTTCAGCGCCATGTGTTTGTACATCCTTCTTTAGTTCTTCATTAGAACCATAGTAGGTCTGCCAATCAGATGTTGCTTTGTATCTCTTCTTTTTTCCCTTGACTTGTTTTGTCTTAGAAAAATGAAATAATTTTTTACCGATGTATTTTCGATTGTTTATCAAGTTCGTTATTAGATAAACGAAACCTATATTTGCACCAATCAAATCTTCAGTAAAATCATTATTATTGTATTGCCAGTTTATGTGTCCCATTCCTCATCCATATCATCACTATCATCTATATAGTCTTCTGATACGGAGAGTTCTTCGATGGGTTCACCACAGAAGGGACAATGTTCTGGTAAGTCTGTTGATACGATTTCTTCAACATAAGAAACTTCATATGTTGATTCGCAGGCTGAACATTCGGCTGAAATTGATTTTTCCATTTTTATTCCTTAATTGGCCCAAACATCATTCCAATTTCCAGAAAGAGCTCCTTTCGCATAGTCGGTTGCTCTATTCTCAAAAAAGTTTGTATGCGTTGGTGCGTTAATCATTTCCTCTACCCACGGCAAAGGATTTCTTTTCACTTTAAACACACCTTTAAGTCCCAAAGAAATTAAACGGCGGTCTGCAATATAACGAATATACTTCTTAACTTCCTCTTGCGTTAACCCTTCGATTCCGCCAAGGCTGAAAGATAGTTCAATAAACTTGTCTTCCAATTCGACCATGCGTTCTGCAATGGTGTAGATTTTTCCTTTGAGTTCGTCATTCCATATTTCCTTATTTTCCTCTATGTAGGTACGGAATAACTTAATCATATTTTCGGCATGTTGGGTTTCATCCACAATAGACCAAGTAACAATCTGGCCCATGCCTCTCATCTTGCCCATGCGTGGGAAATTCAATAACATAATGAATGATGAGAATAACTGCATACCTTCAGTAAAGGCAGAGAACACAGCAATGTGTGTTGCAGTATTTTCTTTAGTAGAATTCTTTAATGAGATATCCATAACATAGTCATGTTTCTCTTTCATCTCTGCGTATTCTAAAAATTCATTGTATGTTGTTTCGGGTAAACCTAAAGTTTCAATCAAGTGTGAATAAGCAGCAATGTGTAAGGCTTCACGTGCAGCGAAACCTAGAAGCATCATTCTTACTTCAGGTTGCGGAAAGTAAGGAAGATAATTGTTGACATAACCACCAGCAACGTCAATATCTCCTTGAGTAAAGAATCGGAAGATGTTTGTGAGAAAAGTTTTTTCTTCAGTTGTTAGTTTCTTCTTCCAATCCTTAACATCTTCCATCATTGGAACTTCTGTGTGAAGCCAATGACTCTGTTCATGTTTCAACCATGCATCATAAGCCCATGCATAGTTAAATGGTTTAAAATAACTTCTCTCATCTGTTAATCGGGTTTCATGTTTCTTAATCATTTAATGAATTCCTCGATTTGGTCGGCCATCAGTACACCCGTTTTACGTTTAACTTCTTTACCGTCTTCAAATAAAATTAGTGTAGGTACTCCACGAATACTATAAAATGTTGCGGCCGCTTCATCTTCTTCAATATCAATATTAACCAATTCAACTTCACCCATATCAACATGTTTGAAATTATTTGATAACGATTTACATGGAGCGCACCATGTTGCTGAGAATTTTAATAGTTTTTTCATTTTTATCCTTCGCAGGCTATGCAGTCATTACCCATGGCAATTTCTGTCATATCCAATTCTTTAATTACTTGTCTTTCGATTTTCTTAGATACTTTATCTGCTTTACCAATCTTTTCTGAACGGCAGTAGTAAAGTGTCTTTAATCCTTTTTTCCATGCCATGAAATGAATAGCATGAATATACTTAATGTGTGCATCTGGTCTAAAGAATAGATTTAGTGATTGTGCTTGGTCGATGTGTTCTTGTCTGTCTGCTGCAAGGTCGATGACCCAACGTTGGTCAATTTCCATAGAAGTTTTGAAAACTGCCTTTTCGTCATCAGTAAGAATATCAAGATGCTGACAGGAGCCATCATTAGCAATAATAGAACTCCAAGCATCAGCATAAGCTTGTTCATTTCCATCAGTCTTTTCCTTTACGATATAATCCAACCAACGGTTCTTATTCAGATGTGAGCCAGAAAGCGTATCCTGACGATAAGCGTTAGCACGATAAGGTTCAACACTAGGGCTAGTATTTCCCATAATGATAGACGAAGAAGCATTTGGAGCAATAGCCATAAGATGACTAAAACGTTTACCAGTGCCACTAGCATCTGGAGCCTCACCTCGTTCTTCACCCAATTTAAGATTCGCTGCATCTAATTTGTCCCGAATGTTTTTGAAGATTTTTCTATTTGATACTTTTGCAACAACACTCTCAAAGGGAATTTTGTTACGTTGTAAGTAAGCATGAAACCCAAGAGCGCCAATACCAATGCTACGCTCACGTTCAGCAGAATATTTAGCTCTGGCAATTGAACTTGGAGCGTTATCAATAAAATACTGAAGAACGTTATCAAGCATTTCTGCCACATCTTTAAGGAATAGTTCATTGTCTTTCCATTCATCATAAGTTTCAAGATTCAATGAAGACAAACAACAAACAGCAGTACGTTCTTCATTGGTCGGTAAAATAATTTCAGAACACAAATTCGATTGATGTACTTTCAATCCTTTTTCTTTTAACCACTCAGGTAGAAAACGATTACTTGTATCAATGTAATGTATATATGGTTCACCTGTATGCATACGCAATTCGAGAATCATCTGCCATAACATCTTGGCTGAAACCACTTCTCTCACTTCTTTTGAGTTTGGATCAATCAACTGCCATGAATCATCAGCTTCTGAATCCAACATACACTTTTCGATGATTTGCATGAAGTCATCAGTAATGTTAATACCATGATGTAGATTTAGGCATCGTACATTAGGGTCACCTGTTGGTTTACGCATCTCAATAAATGGAATGATATCTGGATGAGAAATATCTAGATAAGCAGCATAGGAACCACGGCGTGTTGTACCTTGTTTGTATGCGTGTGTCGATGCATCATAAGTCTTCAAGTGAGGCATTACACCAGTAGATTTATCACTAGCTGAACGAATACCAAATCCAATACCGACACCACCACCCATCATTGACAACCAACTAGTTTCACTAAAGTTGTTAACTAAACCTTCCGCAGTATCCTCAATGTAATTAAGGAAACATGATATAGGAAGGCCACGCTTACTACGACCAAAACTGAGAATGGGAGTAGAATAAGAGAGCCAATGCTTGCTGCTATATTCGTATAGTCTTTGTGCATGTTCTTTGTTTGTTCCAAATGATTTTGATACAAATGCAAATCTGTGTTGCGGTGATTCCTCATCATCCTTCATGTACGATTCTTTTAATCGTTTAATTCCTAATTCATCAAAAAGTTTGTCTCTTTCCAAATCAATGTTTATACCTAGGTACTCTGCCATGGTTGTTGCCTTGTTGTTATTGTGTAATAAATTCTTTAATCATTGGAAAAATTGGTTCAATTGCATCCGCACAAGCAATCGCAATTTCCCGATGTTCTTTTTGGGTTCCGTTGGCAGAACGGAGTTGTATATAGTGTACCCATGAACGAAGTGTTCCGTTCATATACATGCGTGAACCAGTCATGCCTTCAGGTAATACAGCACGTGCTTGTTCTTTTGCAATGCCATTTTCTAATGCCCATTTGTAAGCATTATTTGAGGCCTCAAGTGATTTGGTTTGATACGTTTGCCATTGCAATTTCAAAATAGGATCTTCCGTTTCAATACTGTTTTGTCTGTTTTTTGTATCTTGTAATCTTGCTTCACGTAATTCAAAACCAAGGTCATCAACACTTGCATATCGTTGACTAAACTCTTGGAAACTAAAACTACGATGACGCAAAATCTGTCGTGCGATATCTCTTGTAGTGTAAATTTCCAAACATAAACTAACCATCTCAAGTGGTGACCAATGTTGATTTTTCATTAAATAACGAACCAATTTTTCAGACGTATCATTATTGTTTTGATTTGCGGGGTTTGATACTCTCGCACAATAAGCAATTTGATCCAACAAGTTCTTACCATCAGAACCTTGTGAATAACTAATCAATCCAACTCTCATATTATACTTTCTTCCAATTTACAAATTCAGCTTTCGCTCTTAAATTAACAAAGGTGTTTTTACTTATGATATCTTGGATTTCATCCGGTGAGAAACCATCTAGTATCATATCATTAATATCCTTGGAGTCAACAAATGGTGGCCAGATTACCACATTAAAGTGATTATCGATGGCTTTATCTATCTGATTACATATCTCTTTATTTCTAGGTTCATTGTCAAATATCAAAGTAATGTTGTTTTTTTCCAACACATTAGATGCACCCTCTAGATGCGAATCGGCAGTAGCCACCGCATTATCTATAAACAAGGAGTCAATAGGACCTTCGACCACATAGACCATGTTCTCCTGATTGATCCTGTCGAGTCCGAATAGTTTATTCTTAGTCTCATCTATCTTGATGGTGATATATCTTAGTTTAGATTCACCCAAAGCACGACCTTGGAATGCAATTAAATTTTTATCTTGGTCATAGAAGGGAATCACCAATCTTTTATCACCCTCAATGAGACCATCTTGTTCCAAACCAAGGGATTCAACAAAATGTTTAAAGTCTTCTGCATAATATAACCGGTTGAAACATTCTTTTGGAATCTTTCTTGATGTAACATAGGTTTTTGCAAAATGTGTTTTAGGTAAAGACTCAATGCTGGGTAATTCTAGACTTTTCTGAAATACTGGTGTTGGTGTTTTGAATTCTTCAAACTTAGGTTTTGTATAGTTGTTGTTTCCAGTTTCACCATGTTTATAACGTTCTAGTGCATACTCTTTCACCAAAGATTGGTCTACCTTCTCTAAGAAATTATAGAAGGTGGTACTTGCACCACAGTTGTGGCACATAAAGAAATAATCGTTGGATTTTCGGTAAACATAACCACGACATTTGGTTTTGTTTTTTTGTGAATCGCCACAGAGAGGGCACCTGAAATTATACAGGTCAGACTTCTTCTGTGTGAATTTTTGAAGCTTGGGAGAAACCCGAAGCAGAAAAGCACGGTCAATGAAAACGCTCATAATGTATATATCAAAAGGGAAAAGGATTAGTTCGTCAGTTTCGCTATTGTATCAAAATTTACGTGACTAAGCAACCATGAAAACACAAGTATGCCGCCGGCAACCATCCACTTCCATTGTAGGATTTGATCCAGTTGTTTGCGTTCTTCTTTATTATGTGTATTAACAGCATCACGGAGAGAATCAATCTTTTCCGAAAGACACTTATCCATGGATTGCATTTTATCCAAAACGGTATCAATACGTTCATGTATTTCTTTGATATCGCCTTCGGTTTCTAATCGTCTTTTGTCCATGTCTGTATATACCTTGGCAATATGTCTGTCGTGTTGGTCCACAAGTTTGTCTATGATGATATCCAATTTCCCAGCAATAGAGGTGAGGGCCTCTACTTGGCCCTTTAATTTACCCACATCACCAATTAATTCGAGATCCACAGGAGACATTATTTGGTTACTTCCAATTTCTTGTGCATTTTAACTTGCTTGCACTCTTGAGCTGGTTTGCCAGTTTTCTTGTCCATAACAGGCTTTCCTGCTTTGTCGGTTTTGTCTTTGCAAACTTGTTTCACTTCTGCTGCAAATACATGATTATTCCAAGACAAGAAAGAAACGGATGATACTACGCATAATACCCAAAATAAATTTTTCATGATTTTAATTCCTTAGATAAATGGTTGTGGTGCTGCTGGTGGAGCCATCTTGCCACCAAAACCAACTGTTACAGACATTGGTTGTTGAAAGTCTTGTGCTGAGGTTCCGTTGAAACGTGAATCAAAGTTACCTGATGTTGATGGATTAAAACTAGTTGGTGTACCGAAGCTTGTTGGTGAAGGCGTGTTAAATGCTGGTGTTTGTGCTCCACCATTATTTGCTCCGCCTAATTTTTCTTGTGTACGACCAAATGCCGCAATACCCAATACAGCACCCATCGCAATATGGAATAGACCAGCACCCTGTAGTGTTAGGGGATTCCATTGTGTAATTGGGCTATGAGTAAATGTCTGTAATAGACTCCAAAGGATCGGAAATACAACCATGTCCATAGTACAGACCAACATATACATCCAACCCATCATCGGACGCCATTTACTGTTCATCCAATCTTCTTTTTTTAATTCGCTTGCGCTTTTTACTTCGTTAGACATTAATCTACTCCCAAAACATGCAATGCATGTTCATAGTGTTTTATACGGTCTTCCAACCCAATCGTGCCACCATTTATTCGCTTAGTTAATGTTAAGATATCACCGGCATCGGCCCATTGATTTAATTTATTATTTTCCCAGAACCAACATGCAGACTGTGCGGCACCTTCAAAAGTAGCCATATATTCTGATGCATCTTCTGGTGTAATACCAAGACTAGCTGAGAACCAAAAATAGTTGTCTTTACCAGTTAATTGTATTAATCCACGTCCACAATATTTATAACCATCACCACTAGACTCATCTCCATTACCCATGCGACTAGCATAGATGCGGTTAGCAATAGCTTCTTGTTTGTTTGGTAATGCACAGTAACGTTGTGCTGTTGGTAAATCAAAGTATTTACTGAATAATCTCACCAGTGATTCTGGTCTATAATTCAAGTTCTCTTTAATTGTAGTGAATCCACCAGATTCATGTGAACATTGTGCTATGAAGGCTGCGATACGTTGTGGTGTATCAATTTCATAGTCGGGTAGAAGTTGTGCAAGAACTTCATACCAATGGTCAACAAATTTGTTCTTTGGAAGTAATTGTTTTAATTGTTCTTTTGTTAATTCCATTTTGGTCACCTCAAACAGCCATTGCTATATTGCAGGCTTGTACCAAATAGCGGAACATTTCTTCATTGTCAGCACATTCTTGTGCAGCACGAATATCTCTTATTTCTTGTAGTAGATAATTGCGTTCGTCTAAGTTAATATTACCTAGTTGACATTGTTCTGTGATTGCTTGTATTTCAACTTCAAGTGAGTGCATTATCTCCCCTTCCATGCGTTTTTGGTTACTTCAATTCTGCTCTGAGCAGTCTTCTTTCCCAATTCACAGAAGGTCTTATTTGCACCCTTGTTCATTCTGATAACATGATTGTAAAGACCGTTTATATTGTCTTTTTGTGGATCATTTCTCCACTCAGTATATTTAGAAATAAATTCTACCTTAGGTAATACTTTAGACCAATCAGATGTTTCACAATTCACTTTATTAATATCCAATTCAACCTCAACTAATTGACCAAATAATACCGGATCATGGTCTCTCGGCCAATACTTTGAAACATTATCTTGTAT